TCGATTTCGCGTCGAGTAGTGAGGGTTTCCCACTACCCTTCATATTAATATTATTCACTCCACTACTGATAATACGTTCTTTATTACTATCAGTTGATGTTGCAACCGGTGTTGCTAAATCAGGAGTAGATGCAGGAGGAATCATCATACTCAAATCACGATCAGTTCTTCCACGGGTGTCTTGTTCTCTGTTATACTCTGGGCGAAGGTCTTGTCCTCGTGGATTTATAGGAGTTACTGGAGCTTGTGGTATATTATTAGGGTCAGGTAATGTAAATTGCGGTGATTCACCAGAATCACCCCTACCTATTGCATCTAAAATCATTCTTCTAATACCAAGAGGTATGCCCATATTTTGAAGAATACTTTCCGGTGTCGCATCCTCTACAACATCTGGAAATCTATCTGAATTCATAAGGAATCTTTCTTGACGACTGATACCAAATCCAGATTGTTCTTTTGCTTTTAATGCACCTGTAATAGTTTCTAATATAGATTTTTGTAGTTGTTTTAATTCTTCTCTTTTTCTTTGGAAATCTTCACTTGATTCTGGTATTCTAATCATACCTTTCATTAATTGACTTAATTTCTTATAGTCGTTTTGTAATTTTGATCTTTCTTGTTCAGTTAAATCAATAGTCATGTTTCTGGATAATAATCCTTCATTACCCGGATCAGCAATTGCAAATTCCCTTCTTCCTCCAGCTCTTTGTCCTCCTGCTTTACTTTTATCTAAACTTTCAACATTTCTATCTGCTTCTATTAACTGTCTGGTATATTGAGTTCCTACTGCACCGGCAACTGCTGCACCACCAACTATAGCAGTAGGTCCAATCATTCGTGCTGCTCTCAGAGCAGTTAATGCGGTCTTAAGACCGTTCAAATTAGATAAAACAGTAGGTATCCAACCGGCGATTTTCATCGACCACTCTAATAGAGTTCCAAATTTATCTAATAAATTGGAAAATAATTTACCTATAACATTTTGAACAAAATCAAATAATTTCCTCAGAATTCCATGTGTACCAGGTTCTTCATAACTATCTTTTTTTGATATTTTTTTAAGAGCATCAACTAATTTCTTATGCCTTCTTTCATCTTCTTGTCGTTGTTCTAATTCAAAATTTCTTTTTATTTCATCATTCTTTTTTTCATATTCATATTTTTTTAACAAAAAACTATACATTTTGGCAATAATATCTGCATTGCCATCACCTTTTCTAACTGGTATAATACGTCCCGATGTACCTATAGAAGAATAATGTGGGTTCTTTTTACTTCTTCCCCTTACACTTTTCATAGTTCTATCAACAAGGGATGAGGCCAGTTTACTACCACCACCAAGAAAACCACCAATAGCAGATGAAGTAAATTTACCAGCTAAACCCAAACCCCTTCCCGCAATCTTACTGGCGCCACCTATAATAGCACCAGTAGCCCTTAATGCGGTAGGTACTGCACCTAGAATAATTCTATCAGCTAATGAATCATTACTATGTTCTCTAAGTAAATCTCGTAACATTTATGTGCTCTTTAATTTGATTATTCCAATAAAGCTGGTAAATCTGACAAACCATCATCATCAAAAACTGTATAATACTGACTATCATCAACATATATGTTGGTTTGTAATATATGTTGTGTTGTATCTGAAATCATATTAGGTATTGATGTTATTACACCACCTTCAGGTATCATCTTTTCTGGGTCTTGTAAAATATTATTTTTTCTTAACTCAAAATGTAAATGTGGATGACCTTTTGCCGCACCAGTATCACCTAATTCTGCAATTAACTGACCTCTATTAACTGTAGTTCCTTCTCCTACAGTAACTCTATTCAAGTGCATATATTTTGTTTCTGTGCCATCACTTCCCTGTAACACAATATATTTTCCAGCTCTGGTATTTTCCCTATCATCTACATGAACTACAGTACCAGAATGGGCCGCGTATATATCATCCCCAATCTTACCTGCATAATCTACACCCTGATGATAATGATGGAATTTGCCACCATATATTCTCCTATCATGAAGATGACCGTGAGGTGTTATTGTTTGTTTTGATACAGGTGAACCATACCCACCAGGTGATACCACACCAGGAGTTGTTGCAGGGGTTTGGGATAGTGTAGTTTTTCCATAATAACCCATGACTTTAGAAACATAAGCTTTTGTTTCCTTGAATGGTGGGATTTGTCTGCCATACTTCTGTACATTACCTTCACCAGCATTATACGCGGCAACTGCAAGTTGTGTATCATTATTAAATAACTTCAACAGGTATTTCAAATACTTTGCACCGGCTTTGATATTTTCTTCTGGGTCATATTCTTTACCAGAAGGAACTCCATATTGTTTAGCAGTATCAGGCATTAATTGCATAAGACCCATTGCACCTTTGGTGGATTTTGCGCCTGCATCAAATTGACTTTCAGCCTTAATAACCGACTTTATTAACTTAGGATCAACTTTTTCTTTTTGTGCTATGGCGGAAATCAAAGGGTCATATTTAGTTTCGTTAGGACCAGTCCCTATTAATCCACCAAACATATCTTTAACACCAGAAACGAAAGTATCAATATCGGGAGTTATATTAGTGATGTTTTTTAAATCATTCCCTATTCCATCAATTCTTTTCTTAAACCCATCAAATTGATCTTCAACACCACTGAACATAGCCATTACATCTGGTGAGAATAATAATCCAGCAGCACCCAATGCAATCATTCCCAAACCTTTGCGTGATTTCTTTTTATAACTATCTTTGGGACTGGTATACTCGCCACCTAATACGGCAATAAGTTCTGCGATTCTTCTTTCTTTTATTTTAACTATTTCTTTTTGGTATTTTAATTCTAGTTTTCTCTTTTTCTTCTGATGTTCCTCATCTTTTGTCATCAGAATATATAATTTAGCCAATAAATCAGATTCAGAATCTCCTTTTCTTGCGACAAAAGCAGCACCAGAACCAATATTACTAATAAATGGACTCTTACCGCCCAATTTATCAGAAGTACCCATCAGAAACTTTGCGGCTTCTGTTGAATTACCTCCGTATTTTTCGACGAACATTTCTCCAATTCGTGCAAATGTTTCTTGGTCTACCATTTTTATTTCTTATTGGCCATTTGTTGTTTTATTTTTTCATTTTCTTCTTCAATATATTGAATCAATAATGTAACATATAATTCTCTTTCCCACGGAATCATATTTTCCAGTTCAGTAAGACTATACTTGTGATGTTGCATCATCGAAAAGTTAGTCTTATAATAATTTGCTAGGTTATCATGACGAAAAATTAGACGAAAAAACTTTCCAATCCCTCCACATTAATACTATGGTCATACCCACATTTACTGCATATCATTTGTACAGTTTTATTTAACTTTGGAAGGTTATCAAAGAAATCTTCAATCTTTGCAAACTGATCGTTATTGAGTTCTTCTACAAACCCCATTAATTCTTCTGGTGTTGTTTCGTTTGCATAATAGTATTGTTCTCCATCAAAGATATATTCAATAGAATCAACAATCATTTGAAATGCAATCTCTACAGATGTAGTCTTTTGTTTAATCTTTTCTATTGTAGAGAATTCTGGGTACTTTAATTTTATAGATATTTTATTAGTTAATTGAATAATATCAGACTGTTGTGGGTTCTTTTCCACCTGTAGTTCTAATAGGTTCAAACAAATAGACATTTTATTATTACATTCCTTATCATCTACCTTATTGGTACAGATGTAATTGTTCTCTACAACTTCTCCAACAGACCTTGCGCGTAATTGAATGAAGTAGTATTCTACATCGAGTACAGGTAGTTTATCAATGTCTATATTTTCAGACAAGGTACAATTATGAAGTACCTGTTTGATATTTCTTTCGATGGTTTCACTATCATTAGCTTCAATAGCCATCATTAGGTTTTTCTGTTCTTTGACCAAAAACGGTCTAAAGTTAATTTTCTTTTTCGATAGAGGTAACGTCAACTCATATGTTGGGGTATCTATTCTAGGTAATGCCATATTAAATTCATCCTTTATATGTTAATGTATTAATTAATCCAGATAATGCTTGTGTTCCTAAGTTCTTTAGAATGTTGTTTTCTGTTACATTAGTCCAGTAAGTATAAGCGAATACCACTGACAATTTATGATAACTCTCAGAAGTCCAATCCAAATCCAGTTGGTTAACAGAAACGGGAAACGCATCAACCAACAATGCACTGTATGTTTTGTTATTCTCTAGGTCATACTGATTAATTGTAATATCAGTTACATAGTTTTTCTTGTAGGTAAAATTAAAATTCGATGTTGGGTTAATCAATTCCATCCACGCATCAAATATAACTTTTTCAGACATATCACCAGAAACTATAAATGTCATAGTTAAATCATTATATGTCGATTGATATGCAAACTTTTCAATAGGAGCCGCACCGAACTTTCTTTCTGCTGTTGCTAATGTTCTGGATGGTAATTCGGTAGATTCACATCTTAAATCTAAGTTTTGCCTATTAGTTTGAAATATCAATGCTTGAGGCAATACTATATTAACATCGAACCTAGATGGTCTTGCTAAATCTTTTTTAAAGCTTGAGATAAAGCTATTGATACTAACAGGCATTATGAGTTCTTAACCTCGTTAAGTGAGTCTTGCCAAACTTCATTAACTGAAGCCTTTTTAAATTGGTGTACTGGTAAATAAGAAGCAACATCCCATTCATCTGGTCCAACTGCTATTATTTTAGACCTAACATGAGAAAATAAGTATCTTTTAATACAGGGTCTAAACTCTCTGTACCTTCTGGTTGCATCCAGTATATTATAATTCACCTTGATTCTTTTGAGTTCATCATCTTGGTCATAAATTGCTCTTCCCATTAACTTACTCAACAACATAATCCTATACCTTGGTGGTAGGTAATGGAAATTCAATCCAAGAAACCCATCATTGTATTTTTCTATTGGCATAACCAATGGAAATACATCATAGTATGGTAAATCATTTTTTAGTTTAGGGTTATAGAAAAAGAAATACAAACCACCCAATAAAAACTTCGAGTTTGTACCCAAAGTATACATATTTCTATGTCTATCTTTTTCCTTATACAACTGTCTCGGAATGGCGTTAGGGTTTCTAACCTGTTGCATCTTGGTATTCAACCAGCGCATAGATTCCCTACTCAACATTTCTATTTGAGCAGCATTCTTTTCTTGTGTAATTTCTGTAAGTTTTGAAGTCATATGCTTATTTATGATAGTAATAAATCCTTTTCAGTCAGATATTTGTAGGAAATACCGTCTGTGGATGCCATTACCACAAACTCCCATTTCCTATCCTTACAATATTCTATGGCAGCTTTCCATTTGGCGCGATTAATACCCCATGTAGTTACCTCATAGATATACTGTTTAGTAACTCTTTTCTTTTGTTGTGGTGGTTTAGATTCCTTTTCTGGTTTAACTTCTATCAGTAAGGTCTTTGTAGTACCATCTACAGCAACCATTTTTACCAAAAAATCAGGAAAATACCTATGTTTCCGGTTATCTATTGGAGATGTATAGGGTATGACTATTTCTTCGGATGACCATTCTATAACATTGGGGTTTAAATCAAGGCGAGACATGGCCTTACATTCCCAAGAAGAACGATAAATAATGTTTCTGTAATCCCCTCTATATTTTTGAGGGTTCGTTGGTGTGAACTTTCCTTTA